CCTGTCCTATTGCCCCTTACTACATTACACAGTTAAAGGCGGGTACAGCAGAGTATTGGGTAGTAGCAGGGCTAACAAAGATATACGTTCATAACGGAACTACTTGGACTAACATTACAAGACAGTCAGGAGGGGTAGATGTAGACTATTCTGCTACAGCGGTAGAGAACTGGACACACACTGTAATTGGTGGTGTGCTTGTAATGACTAACTTTGTGGATGATCCACAGGAATGGCCTCTTACCTCTGGTGTGCCGTCTGTATCTAACAAGATGCAAGACTTGTCTAACTGGCCTGCAAGTACAGAGTGTAAATCGCTCAGATCATTTCGCTCATTCCTGATTGCCCTTAACATTACCAAATCATCAGTACCTAACTCAAGGGTAGTTAAGTGGTCAACAGAGGCCGCTATCAACTCTGTTCCAAGTTCATGGGATGAAACCAGTTCTACGGTTGATGCCGGTGAATACTCTTTGGAAGATACCAAAGGGGCTATCCTTGATGGCCTTCCTCTGCAAGATACCTTTATGATTTACAAGGAAGATTCTATCTACGCTATGACGTATGTAGGAACTCCTTTCATATTTGCGTTCCGCCAACTGTCCCCAACTGTGGGAGCCTTGGCTAAGAACTGTGTGACAGAGTTTGACGGTGGACACTTTATCTTTGGAAACGGCGATATCTATATCAATGACGGCCAGAGGATTAAAAGTATTCTACCCCATAAGATGAGAGACTACATCTTCTCATATATCGACGGAGAGCAGTACAAGAAATCATTCTGCGTGACTGATTATAATAGGTCTGAGGTGTTGGCCTGTTTCCCATCCGCTGATAACCAATCTGGTCAGTGTGACAAAGCCCTTGTGTGGAATTGGGTTAGCAACGCATTTTCCCTGAGAGACTTGCCTGATCTTGGGCATATTGCTTACGGCACTATTCAGGATGAAACTGCTCTGACCACTTGGGCGGCGGCAACTACAACTTGGGCAACTACATCTGGGTATTGGGCATCTAACTGGAATACAGTAGAAAATGTCCTTGTATTTGCTTCCCCTACAAACACTAAGGTATACAGAGATAGAGTAGGTTTTCAGGCTGACGGCACTAATATGCAGTCTTATATTGAACGTGTTGGTTACTCAATGGATGAGCAGAACAATCCAGATCATTCCACCGTTAAACACATTAAGGCTATATGGCCGAAGATGACAATAGATAATAACGAGACAGTAGACTTCTATATTGGCACTCAAATGTCTACCGAAGAGGCTGTTGCTTGGGAAGGGCCAATTTCTTTTAACCCAGATACACAATCTAAAATATCATGCAGGGCATCAGGCAAACTGTACGGTGTAAAGATTGAGTCTAACAATGATGCGGGATGGAGGCTTGAAGGTCTTGAGTTTGATGTGCAAAACTCAGGGCGTAGAGGTAGCAGGGCTTACTAATGGGCTATAACACATATACGGATAGAGATGTTAAGAGCGTAACATTCTATCAGCCGGGGTCTATTCCTGAAAACCCAGAGTATCTTGGAGAGTTTCTAATCAGGGAACTCAAGAAGTTAGGCGACATTGTTTATAACGTGGCTAGTATGAGGCTAGAGCAGTTACACGCCGAACCTGATAAACCAAGAAACGGTGACATACGATACGCAGATGGTAGTGATTGGAATCCCGGTCAAGGTAAAAACCTATATTATTATAATGGGACTAACTGGATAGCCTTCGCAGGGGGAAGTGGCGCAGGCTCTTATGCAGAGTTTTTTGATACATCACAACAAACAGTTGCTTCAATTAACACCGCTTATCCTGTAACTTGGAATGGTACAGACGTTACGGATGGCGTTTCTTTAAATGTTTCCGATACGTCTAAAATGGAGTTTACTTACGGCGGCATTTACCATATAGATATGTCTGCTACAATTCATTCTACCAGTGCCAGTTCAAAAGATGTATGGGTATGGCCTAGAATAAATGGCGTTGATGTTGCTAACTCTTCTTCTATGGTTAATTCTTTAGATGCAAATAACCACAGGCAAACTATAAATAGATCGGGTTTATTTACCATTGCTTCTGGAGATTATCTACAGTGGATGTGGGCTACAACCGATACAAATTTAGACTTGCATGGAACAGCGGCTAGCGCTTTTGGCCCTGCTGTACCAAGCGCAACGGTTACTATAGTACAAGTAGATCAATGAAAAAATTAATATGGTTGTTGTTGTTGTTGGGGGTGCTTGGACAAAACTCTAACGCAGACCCTATAGATGATTTCTACGGTGTACGATCTTCTTTCCTAACCGCAGAGAAAGCGCATCCTAGAATTTTTGACTGGAGAAATAAATACGGCACAAGCCTAATGTATTTATCCCCAAGTTACTCCGCAGAAGAAAAGACCCACTTCCGCAGTATTCTTAAGAATAACGGTGATACACATATAGACCTGTATGCACAGGCTCGTAATGGGCATTTACCCGCAGGTGAACTACACCTGTATGACTATACCCATGAGTTAAACGTCCTTAATAATGACGGCTTAAAGCCTGTGTTGTGGCTAATACCAGAGTCCAAGCATGGCGAAGGCAAAGCGCCAATGCCAACACACCTTGCTTTTCAAAATCAAATGGTGCAAAGACATGACTCTCAGGTTGCGGGTTATGTTGTCTGTTTAGAATGTGATGAAATGTTCTCAGCGGAACAGGTTAATGCTCTTGTTGCGAACCTAAAGTCAAAGACTAACAAGCCAGTAGCGGTACATCTAGCCCCCGGAGTTGGCGGGTTTAAGAGAGATACACGGTATTATAAAGGCGCTGACTTTATATACTTGCAGATAGGGGATCACCTGACAGGGGATAATGTTGCCGACCCTACAATGGCTGTTGCAATGCTCAAACAGGCTATGACATTGGGCATACCTGTTGTTGCCAACGAGTATTCACTTCTTTCAACTTCAGCGCAGGCTAGAGCCTTGGGGGATTTGCTTTGTCAGAACGGAGCAGTAGGAACAGGGAACGGAAGAAATGTAACCATGTGCGGCCAGAAAGAAACAAAGAAGAAGAAAAAGTGGTATCAGGAGTACGAGAAAGAGTTAGTCGTTACTGGGATCGCAGTAGCCACCCTTTACGCAATGTTAGGAACTGATAAAGAACCAAACTTTAAACTATACGCAAATGACAACGGTTACGAGTTAGGATTAAACTCAGGCGGCTATAGTTTACGATATTCGGAAGATAGAATAATGTCTACATACAGGATAGAATTTTGAGCGCAGAAACAACATTAGGGGCTGAACTGTACAGTCCGTCAGAAAGCGATACAATACCATCAAGTCTTTTCAATTATCAGCCTCCCGTAATAGAAAGGGTTTCACCTTCTTTTATGGGCTTGCCATCTATTATGAATATTGGCAATTATTCTACGCCATCTATTAGTTCCCGCTCCAAACCTAAAACTGTTGGTAGCGGCCCTGTATTGTGGAAGCCAACATCAGAGAAAGATAAAAATCTTGTAGTGCTTACGCCTGCTAGTTTTGGTAGACAAAACGTAGGAATTTATGGCCCTAATAATAATCTTATATCTTCTTCAACTGGGTTTAGTTTTTCAAACCCCAATAGACCAACTTATAGATTTCCTAATCCCGGCTCATATTATGGCCCCGGTGTAAAGTTAAAAATTGGAAATCAATATTACCCAGTTTCTAACCCCGGCTCAAGGTCTATGCTTTCCGCAGGATGAAAACGCATTTAATTAGCGCAGAAGATGTACCATATATCTGGGATGATGTTGCCCCTATGCTTCATAGAGTAAAAGAGCATAGCGAAGGTGAGTTAGAAATTGATGACTTTCTTGACCATCTTACGATGGGCGGTATGCAGTTGTGGATTGCAACAGAAGATAAAGAAATTATAATGTCTGCGGTTACTCAGATTATATCGTATCCACAGAAGAAAATCCTGCGTGTAATAGCACTAGCGGGTGAAAATTTTAAAGAAGTACACGATAATTGTATAAACATGGTAGAGGCATTTGCCATAAAACATCAATGCTCCTCACTTGAATTATGGGGCAGAAAGGGGTGGAAAAAAATGTTACC